TTTAGAAAATAATGTGCATGGTAGATGTAAAGGAAGATGGTTCTTTTACACAGATATGTAATTGTAAATACGGTAGCATGGGTGAGATACACAAAGCCACTCATGATAACGACTATGTGGAGGAACAATGACAGAGTTTGAAGTATTAAGGTTCAGTTCTCAAAAGGATAGCACTAGCGGTATTCTATTTAAAAGAAATAAAAATGGTACCAAACAATTTTTGTGTTATACATTAGAGGACGAAAAAAGAGATACCAAAGTAATGCACGAAACTAGGATCCCTGCTGGTAAATATAAGTTAGAGCTTAGAACAGTAGGAGGTTTTCATAGTAGGTATGTAAAGAAATATGGGGCATTTCATAAAGGTATGATTTGGGTAAAAGAGGTGCCTGGGTTTGAATACATACTTTGGCATACAGGCAATACAGATGAGCATACCTCAGGTTGTTTAATTGTGGGCCAACAACAACACAGTAATCTAATAAAACCAGATGGGTTTGTGGGCTCTAGCGTTTCGGCATATAAACATATCTATCCGATTGTAGTAGAGGCTATTGAAAATGGGGGTGCAACTGTGGAATATATAGATTACGATACTACACCGCCAAAGAAAAAACCTAAACCTTACACAAGACATTGGGGTTTATAATTGGCTAAATCAGAATTAAACTTAGATTTTCCTTATGACTTATCGTTTGAGGAATTTTCTAAAGCAGTAGGTATTGGTGGTCTATGGTCTGTAGGTATAGATGGTACTGGTTATCTCTTATCTACATTAGAGGACGAGGCACCTTTTGATTATAGAGCTTACACCGTTCAATCTATACCAGTTCAAAAACAAAGATTAGATACCTCTGCTGAACCAGGCGAACAAACATTTGAACAATGGTGGACTAGAGCCCAACACTCATGGGTAGGAGGTGCTGGTCAAAACATATTTGACGCCGAAGGTTCTAATAGGTTTTCTTTTAAACAAAGTAAAGGTATAGATATATGGACAGAAGGCCAATTGAAATTATTAAAAGATACGGCCAGTGTAGATAATAGCACCGGCGATGATTTGAATTGGTTTATTGCAGGAGGATATATATTCTATTCAAAAGATGGTTCATTATATAGAGCCACAACTGTGGACGGTACTTATACTGCTAATGATTTAGGTGGGCCTGGTAGTGGTCAAGACATACAATCTATCACAACCGATGGCCAATATGTTTATGTCTGTTGGACAGGAGCAAATAATATTAGAAAAGCCGACATTGATAGTGGCAGTTGGAGTAGTGAAGGCTCACTAGCTAATGACCTAGACCCTTCATTAATATCTTTTGTGAAAGGTAGATTAATGGCCGCTAAAGATAATAAATTATATGAAGTGGATTTATCTACTACTACCGCACCCGACCCACATTTTACACACAGAACAACAGACTGGGAATGGACTTCAATAACTGAGAGTGGTCCAGCCATCTATGCCTCTGGTTATGCTGGTGAAACTTCTGAGATTTACGCCACTAGATTAACTACTCAAGACTTAGCTTATGCTGATACAAGCACTCTGGGAGCGCCGATAAGCGTGTTTAAAGCGCCTGAGGGTGAGATTGTGCATACTATTAGGGGATACTTGGGTAGAGCCTTAGTAATAGGTACAAATAAAGGAATAAGGTTAGCAGTTATAACTGATGAAGTTGGATCCTTAGAAGTAAGTTCTTTGCTGGTATCTGATGACCACAACTTAAACTATGCAGTTAAAGCCATTGAGTTAGACGGTGACTACGCATACTTCGGTTGGACCAAATATGATGGTACTTCATCTGGTATAGGTAAAATAGATTTGGCTAACACTACTTTTTCCTCTCACCTTATGTATGATATTCAAGGCGATGTCACCAGTATTGCACAGTTTGGTGGTAGGTTATTATTCTCTGTAAATAATGTAGGAGGCAGTGGTCATAGTAGAGTTATAAAGGAACATGCTACTGATTACATAGGTACTGGTACATTAGAAACAGGTGAAATAAGATACGGTACATTTGAAGTTAAAACCATAAGATACTTTGACGCCATGCTTAAAGGTACAGGCTTATTAGATGTGGATATAAAAAGAGATAATACTGAGGCTTATGAAAACATTGTCGCTGATTGGGAGGCAGATACAGAGGTAACCGATAGAGTATATGGTATTATTGAACAAACCTTAGAAAAAGATATATCCAGATTTGAATTAAAACTTACCTTAAAAACTTTAGGCTCTGCTACTAATACCCCTATTTTATTAGAGTGGAGAACTAGAGGTGAGCCTAAAGTAAAAGGAAGGTATAGATATTTTGTGCCTATAATGTTATATGATACAATGATAGCAAACAGTGGCCAAACATTTGGCTACGGTGGCTATAGCCAGGAGAAGTTAAATGAACTTGTGGAAATCTATAGAAGTGGTAAGATTATACAGTTTCAAGACCCTGGTAGCCACTTACCTAACGGTACGCCATCGGTGACTGTAAGAATTGAGGACTTACAGTTTAAATCGTGGGCACCGCCGTCAGGCTACGATGGACCAGGAGGTATAGCATTAGTAGTGATGAGAGAGCAGACCTAAGCACAAATCCGAGTGCAAATCCAGATATAAATAATCATATTGAAAGCCTAGGCTTAGACCCGGCTGACTATGATATATTGGATCCAGTTGAAGTAAGAAGTTGGGATACCAATATGGGTAACCATGTTGAACGCCTACATTACTATAAACTTCGGTTGATGAAAAAGACACCAATGGACCCAGATGTATTTGATGAATTGGTCAAGCTAATAAAAAATGATAAACCCAAACCTAAACTACCTAAAGGTAATGAAACTTTTGTGGTAGCCCTAGCTGATTGGCAGTTAGGTAAATCGGATGGTGGGGGTACAAAAGAAATAATTAAAAAGGTTAACCAAATGATAGTTGATGTCCAGCAACAAGTTAAAGACCTAAGAAAAACTGGCCACAAAATAGATGAACTATATATTGTAGGCTTAGGGGATTTAGTTGAAGGTTGCGATGGTCACTATGATATGCAAACCTTTAGTGTTGATTTGGATATGAGAAGTCAAGTAAGGTTAGCATGGCAATTACTTATTAAAATAGTAAAGGCTTGGGCACCTTTGTTTAACAAGGTAACCATAGCTTGTGTGCCAGGCAATCACGGGGAGGTAAGAAAAAATGGTAGAGCATTTACAACCTTCGGTGATAATTGGGACGTCCATGTATTTGAAATACTAGAGGCGGTCATAGCCGAAAACAAACAAGCCTACAAACATGTAAAGTTTGAAATACCTGATGATGAATTGGTAGTGGTGACTGATATACGAGGAAAGAAATGTGTCTTTGCTCACGGTCATCAATTCCGAAGTGGCGGTACCAATGCTTTTGCTAAACAACAGAAGTGGTTGGCTTTACAATCGTTAGCTAAATTAAAAGCGGATGGTTGTGATATATTATTGTCGGGTCATTACCACCACTTATCAATAGTGCAAGAGTATAATACCCTATTCCTTCAAGCACCTTCAATAGATGGTGGTAGTAGATGGGCCGAAAATACACATGCTTTAGTTTCGGATCCCGGAACCTTGACATTTGTAATAGGGAAGAATACAATATCTAATATGGAGGTTATATAAATATGGACTATAAAGACCTAGCAGAAAAAACAATCTGGACATTTGTCGAGGCTTTTATTTCTGCTCTTACAGTCGCACCTTTAGTTGGAGTGGACGCTGACGCAATTCAGTTGGCCGCTTTATCTGGTGGTGCTGCCGCTTTAGTGGTAGTTAAAGAGTTTGCTAAAACCAAAATTGCTACTCCTTAATGAAGTATAAAAAGAAAAAGAAAAAAGGTAAGAAAAAGAAAAGGTATTAAAGTCCGTGGTGTTCTAGTATTTCTATAGCCTCATCTGGTGTATAGATAACTGCTGAGATACCACCGGCATTAGCTACCTTTTCTAAAAAATATTTCTGTCGTGGGCTTAGTTTGTGGTTACCGTCAATTCGCTTGACTTCAAATGCCACAAACCGTCCATGAACACAACCAATAATATCTGATATACCTGCACCTTGTTGTGCAGAACCATGAACTTTAATCCACACACCACCTCGTTCTCTCAACTCTTTTAGGATGGCTCTATGAACTACGCTTTCTCTTGCACCCATTTAGGTATCTCCCTCTTAGTATATTTGAGTAGGTGTTTCTTATGAACATTATAGTAGGCTCGGTATGATAACAAAGCACTACGGTTGTTTTTAACATCATCAGGCATAGCTAAAACTGGCTTAGTCATTGGTTTTATTAATATATTTTTAGGCAAATGTCTTAATGCCTCAAGTAATCTTGTTTCGGTTTTATGTATCTTTTCATAACGGTAAGTGTATTCGGCACACAAAGCACGCCATAATTTAAAGGTGTAATCATAGTTGCCACTTGTTTGTCTTATCCATTTACCACATGGGTGATTAATATAACAAGCCTTATATAAAATATCATTTTCGTATGGTGCTATATCATCAAGGATCCGATGAGCGGTACTCATTAGCTGGGCGTATTCTAAAATCATCTTAACCACATGCTTATCATTATGAGCCATAGCACATTTAACGGGGTCTTTATCTAGGTAAAAAATATTCATGAACTCTCCTTAAAAAATAGAGTGGTATGTCTTGGCGCCTGACATACCACTCTTTATTGCTACGAGAGAGGAGGTAGCAATCTAATTATAACTCAATACTGTTGGTTGTGTCAACCGCAGTTTCGGTTTTAACTTCAGAGGATTGTAGTAAATCACGGCTAAAGACATCATTTATTTCTGACCTCTTTTGCCCATTGTATTCACCATCAACGATGGCTACTGCACATTGTCTACCTTCTAATCTATCTAAAGGTATATCCATAGCACCTGAGCCTGCTACTTCTACTCCACATGCCTCTAAAGTATTTCTAAAATTCCATAGAGATTGTGGAAGTAAGACAGTATTATACCAAAATCTTGCGCCGGTATAATCTCCGCCTTCTAATTCAAAAGTCCAAACAACCATTGGGTTACCTGCTTTAGAAGTTTCAGCTTTTGCCTCTACTACTTTAGCTGGGTAATTACCTTCAGGTATAACTGGCTTTCTGGTTTTACTTTCAACTCCTGTGAAGTCAACCTTAATTTGACTTTCACTTTGGATATTGACTTTACCTTCACTCATTTATTTACCTCCCAGTTTTTTGAGTAATTTAGGAACGGTGACATCTTTTGCCCAGTTAGGCAATACTTGTTCGTTTCCTGTGGTCAATCTTTCACCTACTAACGACTTAGCACTTCTAAATTCCATACCATATTCTAATGGTGGGTCTTGAGTAAGTGGTGCGTTAGCTGGTAATTCACCTTCTCTTACAAAGGTTCTAGCAATTATGTCTGGCATTTCACATAGCGTAGACCTAATTGCTGGTGATACATCTGGAACAATATCTGGGCCACTTGCATTAGTGTCCTCTTTTAAATATCGTTCTTGCGCCAAATATATCAAGTGCATACCTTGAGTTCTACATACCGCAGATAACTCTTCCATAAACTCGTTCATGGATTGAGATAATCTACCCCAACTTTGCATAGTTGGATTGTTTGGCATGCGTTCTGTATCTCGGCTTTCCTCATCTTTTAGAATATACCTCATACATGTTCTTGCCAAAGCGGTGACTGTATCTACCACAACAGTTTTTCTATCATGGTCTGCATACTTAAGGTAATACAAAAAGTCATAGGCACTAGACCATTGAACTTTTGTAGGTTTGCCTTTCTTATCAACTGGAAACAGTTGAAGGTCAGGCACATCTCGAACTGTCATGACACCAGGCTCAGCCATAAATAAGATTGGCTTTGGACCAGAACAAGCAAATCTAGTCTTGCCTGTTTTCTGTCTGCCATAGACCGTCATGTGTAATGTCTGGTCTATCTTATCTACGGGAGATACTTGCGACATGATTTCGGCTAATCTAGCCTCGTCCATTTCTTACCTCCTGCTTATATTTTTGTTTTCTTATTTGGTTAGCTTGTGGGGATCCTAACAATTCAGCATTACATAAATCCTGAAACGAACAATCCCAATCACATGCTTTACCTAGAACACGATAATAAGCCAAGTCATCTCTGCTATCCATGAAGTTAATAACTTCTGCGGTAGCCAACAATTCTTGTATCATTGTGTCCGTAAGTAATTTAGGTTTAGCGATAGTTATCCTCTTATAAAAGTTGGAACTACTCTGCAAACTATCTAACCAAGCGGTTAGTTCATCTGTCATTTCCAAATTATTTTCCTCGATAAATTCTTTCAAGGTTAAATAATCGGTCTCTATCTTTACCTTAGACATACGACCTGACTTGGTCATACGCGGTTTAGTAGGTGGCTTGGTACGGATATAGTTAAAGATAAACTGGTCAACATTTATACCAAGTTTCTTTAACGCCCACAAATATAATGTGGATTGTATATCTGTATTACGCCACTCTGTATCTGGTAAAGTCTTGTTAGACTTGTGGTCCCAGACACTTACCATACCATTTCGTTTGTCTTGGACAATCATGTCCGGCTTAAACTTAAACTTAAGCTGGTCATTTATATCCACTTCAAACTCTTCCTCTACAGAAATTATCTCGAGGTTCTTATCTTCCTCTTCCCATTGATACATATAGCCGTTCATAAGTCTAGCCGATATACCTGGCAAATCTCCGTAGTGTTCTTTTTCCTCTGTCATTAACCCATTAAATTTGTGTGTTAGGTCGGCATAAGTTTCCAACCAATCACCGCCTTTGTAATGAGTTTCTAAAAGAGAGTGGATCCAATTACCCAACGCTAGTGGTAATGACTTACGCTTAGCCTCAAGTTGTTGGATATATTTATACTCATACTGTTTAGGACATCGCCTAAAAGTCTTGAGTTTGGATTGCGATATTGTAATCACTACTCTCCTCCTCTAATGAATTATAACATAGCTGGTTAGTTATTCAAGTATTAAATCCTCTGCACCTTCAGACCAAAATTTACCAACTTTAAAATCCACAGTCAAAGGTACTGATAATTCAAATGGTTGATAATAAGATAGGTCGGGGTTTTCCATTACTTGTTTAATCTCACTTAACCTAGTAAGTAAATCCTCATCATTTTTAATTAAGAATAAAATGGAATCATGAACCGTACCAATAAGTTCAACATCTTTATTATCCTTATATTTTTTATCTAATTCTTTTAAGGACATCAACATAAAGTCGCTGGCTAATGATTGGACTGGTGAGTTAATTGCTTGGCGTTCTGCTTGTGCCCTAAAGTATTCATTACTGGAATCTATATCAGGCAAGTGTCTTACTCTACCAAGCGGGTTCATCACCCAGCCTTTTCTACGAACCATTTGTCTTTGTTGTTCATGCCAATCAATTAATGTAGGATAAGTCTGAAAGAATTTCCTACGAGTATCTTGTGCCTCATCAAGAGTTATCTTTAAACCAAAGTTATCTCTGGCATACATTTGAAATTTCTCAGCCCCCATACCATAAACAAAACCAAAGTTAACCGCTTTAGCTTTCTTTCTCTCTTCCGCCTCGGGTTCTACTTTACCTGTCATAGCTTGAGCAGTTAGGGTATGTATATCTTGACCTTCATTGTATGCTTTAACTAAAGCCTCATCTCTTGAATAGTGAGCTACCAGCCTTAGCTCTACTTGTGAATAGTCAACCTCAACTACTTTGTATCCCGCTACGCCACCAATGAGACCGCGGATAAAGGTATCTCTTGGTACTTGTTGTAGGTTGGGGTCAGCACAAGAGAGCCGGCCGGTAACCGTATGAAATGGTTTATAACTTGGGTGTAATCTATAATTTTTATCCATTCTCTGGCCCCAGTTGTTAAAGTATCTTGACCTATAGCCTGCCCATTTACGATACTCTAAAATAATATCAACCACTCCGCTCTCATCAATATCTCTTAGGCGAAGTAATACGGACTCAGCAGTTGAGGGATTACCAGTTTTAGTAGCCTCAAGTATAGGCAAACCTAAATCTTTATATAATACCTTACCAAGTTGTTGCACACTTCTAGGATTAAACTCACCAACCATATTAAATAAATCATTTTCATGTTGGTCAATAATATAATCGGTTTCATCTCGGCGTTGGTCAAATTTAAATATGTCTATGGGCATACCAGTTATTTCCATATCAGCTAAGGATTTATAAGCTGGCATAAGCACATCATAAAACATGGTGTTTGATATATGCCTTGCTAACCCTAGATTACCACCAATTATCTGGCGTTGTTGTTCCCAGATTTGATAGGTATATAGAACATCTAAGGCACCATACTCTACAAGCTGATTGAAGGGTGTAATGTAGGGATCCTTATATTCTTTTAATAAGTATTTCCACTGTTCTACACCAAGATATTTTATGGCCAGAGTTTCTAAATCTTTCTTTAGGTTCTCATCTATAATATACTCGGCACCCATAGTATCATAACTTGGAAACCAATCTAAATTGTATGCCGTCTTTAATGCCTTGTAATCAAACTTACCGTTTTGCATTATCCAGTATTTAACATACGGGCCTAATGCCGCATAACACATCTGCCAAATACCTTCTTGTAATTGTTTTTCGTATTCAGAGTGATTAATAGGTAT